GATGGAGATCATCGCTGCGCTCAATGGTCTGGCCGCCGCTCTCGCCCAGGCACCTCGCGGGGGCCAGGGAGGAGCGCAGAGCGGTGCTACGTCTAAGAAGATTCTCACGGGGCTGCCTGCGGGCTCGGGCGGCCCCGGCGCCAGTCGGAATTCGGGCCGACTGGCGCGTGGTGGGGCGAGTAAATAATGTCGGTACGGGTTGCCAAGCACAGTCGCCTGCGCTTCGCCGATCTCGGCGTCGTGGATGGTATCGAGTTCTGGGATCTGGTGGACCTTCCCGAGGTGCCGGGGCAACCGGACGACATCTCGTACCAGGTGCAGGGCGGGGATCGAGTGGATCGCCTCGCGACGCGCTTCTATGGGGATCCCCTCTTGTGGTGGGTCATCGCCTCGGTGAATGGTATGGAGATCCTTCCGACCGACCTGAACGAGGGGGACTTCATCCGGATTCCTGCGCCTCGCTTTGTTCTTCAGGAGCTATTCAAGACAGCCGGAGGGCGCTGAGTCGTGGCCGAGGCGCGCTTCGACTTCTACAACCCCTTCATGACGGCGATCATCGAGACGCCGGACGGGAAGAGGTTTCCTCTCTGGTTGCAGACGAACTCTACCGATCGGGCCGCCGCTCGTCTTAGTGACGACACCGTGTCCCTACCATTCTTGCAAGAACTGACCGTCGAGATTCAGCTCGCTTACCTACCAATCATCAAAGCGACGCTCACTCCTCCGTACAGGGACGCGATCAACTTCTTGGATAGCACGTTGATCGAGTGGGGTCAGTCGGTGCTGGAGGTGAATTTCGGCTACATCATCGGAGATAACGCAGTGCTCTCCCCGCTACCGTACCGGGGCATCCTATTCAAGCCGGAAGTACAGCTCGGGCAGGACATCGTCATCACGCTGACCGCGCAAGGGGTGGGAGGTTTTGCGGCGGCTAAGCAAGAAGCTAACGAGACCATCAACAACGCCACTCGGCGGGAGATCGTTCAGAAGCTTGCAGCGCCGTTCAAGTTGGAAGTGAACGATGATGCGGTAAAAAAGGCGGCCGAGGCTGATGCGGTGGACGCTGCTGTTCTAGCGCAGTGGGATAAGGTCAAGCTCCCTACTTTCACGCAAGGTGGGGATTCCTACTGGACAGCCATCTTGCGGGTTGTTCACGAGGCCGGTCTTCTTTCCTACTTGTTCGGGAGCGAGCTTCGAGTTCTTCCTCCAAGCACCGTCTTTTCGGACAAGCCGACGAAGTTGTTTCGTCTGTACGACTTCTCGAACGGCACCCTGGGTCCGGTAGCTGGAGGGCTTGGTGGGCCGAACCAAGTGTTTCCGATCTTGTCGGCGTCGAGCCCCACGATGGCGATCTACATGCCGAGTTCGTCGAGGGGCTATTTCATCCAGGATGTGAATAGCTTCGATCGGGAAGAGATCCACAAGTTCATCGGTGAGGAAGAGACCGCGCCTGCTCGAACAGGCGAAGGTAATGCGTCGCAGTCGAACCCCGCCAATGGTGAGCCGGAGGCCAACAAGCAGACCGGCGCGGGCGCCGAGATGTTTCCCGGAGATCCGTCGGACGACCAGCTTATTGCCCAGGTGAAAGCGGAGTACGGCGCCCAGACGACGTTGATGGGGGTGCAGTTGACTCTGGAATCCCTTGGGGACCCTACGCTCTTTCCTGGGACCGTCATCGCGGTGCGGGGCCTAGGTGCCCGGTTGAACGGGAACTACGCGGTTTTGAAAGTCACTCACACGCTGGGTTCGAGCGGCTACACCATGTCGCTGGAGTGTGTGAGCAACGTCGGTCGAGCGTTGGAGAACGCCAAGAAGGCGCTCGGGCCGGTGGCTCCAGAGCCGGATATCGACGAGAGCGGGGGCCTGGAGGGTAGTGTCGTGGTGGACCCTGGGGCTATCTGATGGCGGACTTCGATGCTTTCTACGAGGCGCTGGTCCTCAAGGGACTGGAGAACTTCCGAAAATACTACGGGTTCTATCGAGGCGTGGTCACGCGCATAGACGATCCGGAGAAGAGAGGCCGCGTCCAAGCCAAGGTGCTTCAGGTAGGTCATACCCTGACTCCTGATGTCTGGATCGACCCGGCCTTCGATGCAGCGGGCGCGAGCCGAGGGTGGTTCTGCCCACCGGAGGTCGGCGATTCGGTGCGAGTCGCTTTCGCGCACGGACGCCCCGACAAGCCGATCATCTATGTAGGCGGTTGGTTTGGTGGGACGGACCTCCCTCCGGAGTTCGCGTACACCGAAGGCGTGAAGATAGCGGGGGTCACCGGAACCCGGCCGGTTCCCGAACGCCGTGGTTTCATCTCAAGGAAAGGACACCGGCTCGTCTTCAACGACGAGAACGGGCAGGAGACGGTCGAGATCTCGTGGCACCAGCCGGATCCCTCAGATGCGGCGACTACGGCAGATGCAGCGGGGGATCGCTCCAAGACGGCCGATCGCGCGACCGGAAAGACCTCGACGCTTCAGTTCAACGCGGACGGCGACATCATCCTGACCAACGCAAACGGCAGTCGAGTTCAGCTTGGAGCCAAGAACGAGAACATCGTCATCCAGGATGAGAACGGGAACGTCATTACGATCGACGCAGACGGCGTCTTGCTAGACTCCACTGCGACCAGGAAGATCGTGTTGAAGGTCAACCAGGTGGAGCTGGGCGCCGGGGCCGATACTCCGGCTGTTCGCGGGCGCGAGCTGGACACGTGGCTCAAGGCGCATACGCACGGTACCGCGTGGGGACCGTCGTCGCCTCCGTTGTCTCCTCCTCCTCCTACGATTCTATCGAAGAACGTGAAGTTGAAGTAGGCTGAGGCAGAGATCGATGGCTACCAAGACGGCAACATACAAGGGGATGGCGTTCCCCTTTCAGAAGTCTTCGCAGGCGTTTCCGGCTCCTGTGACAGACAACGATCTCATCAAGCAGTCGCTCGTCCAGATCATCTTGACTGGCCGGGGCGAGCGCATCATGCGTCCCGAGTTCGGATCGAATGCTTACGCCTTCGTTTTCGAGAACAACAACCTGGTGCTCCAAGAGACCATTCGAGCGGAAGTCATGTCTGCGATTGCGCGGTTCGAGCCGCGCGCCATCGTGCGTTCCGTGGACATCGATCGAAGCGATTCCGAAGTGACGATCACGATCACGTACATCGTGGTGGCGACGCGCCAGGAACAGAGTGTCGCGATCAACATGCCCATCGGGGGGAGTGAGTAGCGATGGCGACGGAACTGAACAAGGTCAAGTACGCCGGGCTCGACTTCGATACCCACTTCGACGACCTGCGCGCTCGCATGCAGGTGAAGTTCGCGACCGACTTCAACGACTTCGCGCTGTCGAGCCTCGGGATCATGTTGCTGGACATCGTTTCCTACGGGCTCGACACCCTCAGCTTCTACGTCGATCGACGGGCCACCGACCTCTATCTCGACACCGCTCGCACGCGCAAGTCGGTGGCTCGCTTGACCCGACAGCTCGGGTACAAGATGCGGGCAGCCATCGCCTCCTCGGTGGATCTGACGGTCGCGGTCTTGAACCCCCAAGCGTTCTCGATCCCCGTTCCCAGGGGCTTCAAGTTCCAGGGACCGAACGACCTGATCTTCGAGGTGGCGCAGGAGGTGACCTTCTCTCCGGGAGATGGTCCCACCGACTTTAGGACCGTGCCTTGCTACGAGGGGCAGACCTTCGTCGAGACCTTCGTCTCCGACGGGAGTGCGAACCAGGTCTTCGAGCTGCGCCGTGTTCCCGAGGAGAACTTCGTCGTCTCCGGGACCGTGGTGGTCAAGGTGAACGGAGCACCCTTCACCGAAGGTGAGTTCCTCAGTTTCGACGAGACGGATCAGTTCGAGGTCGGATACAACGATGACCCGCCGACCGTCCGCTTCGGTGATGGGGTGGCTGGCAACATCCCTACCTCCGGTGCCTCCATCCAGGTGACCTACGTCGCTTCCCGAGGAAAGACCGGCCAGGTCGCCAAGGACACGATCCAGGACACCGTGAACGACTTGGTCGTGAACTTCACGACTATCCAGCTATCGGTCAACAACTCGCAGGGGTCGGTCGGTGGGGACGATCCCGAAGATCTGGAGCACGCTAAGACGTTCGCGGGGCAGGTCTTCAAGAGTCGCCAGGTGGCGGTTACGAGGTCGGACTATGAGGCTCTGGCGGGTTCCTTTGCGGATCCGCTCTTCGGTCGCGTGGCGGTGGCGCAGGCTATCTCGTCGAGGTCCGCGGCTTCTGACCTGGAGTTGCAGAACCTTCTAACCATCATCACAGGGGCGGTCGCCCTTCCTGTGCCGATTGTCGATGCTGAGGTACTCGCAGGGAACGCGGCCCTCGACATCATCGATACGAAACTTGCGGCCATTGCGACTGACTTGGGAGACATCGCGACGCTCTCCACCGACATAGTGACGGATGCGGACGCTTCGATCACATCGGCGCGAGCTGTGAAGAACCAGGCGGCCGAGGTCGGGACGGATGCCCAGGATGTTCAAGCGTTTGTGATCGATGGCAAGGCTGCGGTGGACGCAATCACGACGGCAGGT